GGACGGTGCACGTCCGGCTGCCCCCTGCGGCGGGCTACCTGCCCTATTTCCAGTGGGCAAAGCTCCCTCCCGGGGAAAAGGCGGCACACTGGACGCTCAAGCGGGGCGGCAAGCTCATCTGCGGCGCTGTCCGTAGCCTGACCGAGGCCGAGTATGCCGCCCTCGAGAAAACACACATCTGCTGCACGGTGGCGGCGGTCTCCGACAACCGGGAACCGCTGCTGCCGCATTTTCATGTAGAGGGGAGCTGAGGAAATGAGTGCACCCGTTATTGACCTGAAGCTCAGGTTCCGGCCCGGCTTTCAGGCCGAAATGGACAAAGGCTTCCAGAAGGTCCAGTATGCGTTCTCACAGCAAGTTGCCAAAGCTGTGGATTCTTATGTACCCTTCGATACCGGCACGCTGAAGAACAGCGTCAACCAGGCATCCGACTTCAAAGGCGGCAAGCTGGTCTATAACACCCCGTATGCCCGGCGGCAGTATTACCTGCACACGCAGGGGCAGGGTCTGCATGGGGAGAACCACCTGCGCGGCTCCTACTGGGGCCAGCGGGCCATTGCTGACCACAAAGACGAACTGGTCCAGTTCGCCAAAAACGCTGCCCAAAAAGAGCTGGGAGGTGGGCCGTAATGCACAAAGCGTCCATTACGGCCCTGCGGGACTGGCTCAAGACCTGTCCACTCATCGCCGAGGAGCAGGATGCCACCGGTGCGGCCTTCCGCATTGCCGGGCTGGAAGAGGAAGCCACCGCTTTTTCCATTGAGGACAGCCCCACCGACCCCATTGTGGAGAGTTACATCTCCGGGCGGGATCTGGCGAAGAACTACCTCTTCCTGTCCCGAAGGGAGTTCGGGGAGACCGATGTGCTCACCATTGAGAACAGCGGCTTCTTTGAACAGCTGGCCGACTGGGTAATGGAACAAAATGACTGCGGCATCCTGCCTGATCTGAGCAAATGCGGACACGGCAAGGAAGCCCAGAGCATTGAAGTCACCTCCACCGGCTACATCGTCACCGATGGCTCCGGAAGCTGCAAAATGCAGATGCAGCTCCGGCTCGTCTACTATCAACCCAAACTTTGAAAGGAGACCATCCTATGACTGTTTCCGAAACCCTGGCCGCGCTCAAGACCAAGAAGGGCATCGTGCCCAGCGCGGACTACACCGGCACCGAAAAGGCCGATGATTTCATCTTTGCAATTCAGACCGATGCCGTCGCCCAGACCAAGGAGAGCGACTGGATCGTGTTTGCAGAGCGTGTCAAGGAGCACTCCGGTGCACTGAACGCTTCCACCGAGGACGTGGCCTATATCCGCGCAGGCACTGTCACCGAGAAGGGTGAGACCCAGCGCACCTTCTCCCTGAACGGAAACCGCTGCGTGGGCGACCCTGCGCAGGATTTCCTGCTCTCCCACAGGATTAAGTTCGGCTCCGGCACTGAGGTGGTTTTCCCCTATATCTACTTCAGCGCAAAGACCGGCAAGGGCGAGAAGGGCGCAGCCGCCTTTATTGTCACTGCCGATGCCAGCGGCTCCGCCAGCAACTCCGCAGGTTTTGCCTGCGACGTGAAGGGTGTTGGCGTTCCGGCTGAGTTCAACTACCTGACCCTGACTCAGGCCGACACGCAGTCCGCCAAGGCTGCCAAGGTCTGATAACAACACCACACAGCCCTCGTTCCCCGGTGAACGGGGGCCCTTTTTGTAACAGGAGGACTTCTATGATCATCAACGGCATTGAATTTGATTTTTCCACCCTGAACGCCAATGACGTGGATCGGATGCTGGCCGCACAGACCCGGCAGCAGGAACGTGCTCGGACGGAGGGTAGCCGCTACACCCCCGAGAATGATTACCCTGCCTGGCTGCGCTTCCAGTGCCGCATCTTTATGGACTACCTGGATGATGTTCTGGGCGAGGGTGCTTCTGAGAAGCTTGGGCTGGACGGCAGCAACTTCAACGCCTGCCTGACGGTCAGCAAGGCCTTTGCCGAGGCCATGGCCGCAGAAAAGGCCAGTGTCAGCGCGCTGATCCACCCCACCGATGAGCGGGCGCAGGTTTCGGCAGCACAGGTTTCGGCAGCACAGGCCATCCCTGCCCCCATGAACCGTGAGCAGCGCCGGGCCGCAGCCAAGGCGCATCCCGCCGTGGTGGATTTCCGGGCACAGGAAGCGGCAAAGGCCGCCCGCCGTGCCCAGCTGAAGGCAGAGCTTGAGGCACTGGACAATGCATGACCTGCTGACGGACACCCTGCCCACCGAGTGGGAGGGCCGCGCCATTAACTGGGACTTCCGGCCCATGATCTGGCTGCTGATCCGCACCCGACGCGCCAAGACTGACGAGGACAGCGCCCGGATGATTTGTGAAGCCGTTCAGCGGTTCTTTGTGGAGCCGATCCCGGTGGCGCAATACCCGGAAGCCTTTGAATCTCTGGTGCGCTTCTGCCAGGGCGGCGGCCCCGAGGACGAGGAGCGCACCGGGACTGGCAGCAGCAGCGACCCACAGGACGAGCCTGTGCTGGACTACCGGTGCGATGCCGACTACATCGTGGGGGCCTTTCAGCAGGCCTACGGCATCGACCTGACCGCCGACAAGGTGCACTGGTGGCGCTTCAAAGCACTGCTTCATGCCCTGCCGCCGGAAACGCCGCTGGGCAAGATTGTGGAGATCCGGGGCAAGGACACCTCCGGTATGGACAGGGCCGACCGGGACTACTACGAGACCCTGAAAGAGCGCTTTGCCCTGCCGGATGGGCTGAAGGGAGTGAAGCGGAACGAGACCCTGCAAGAGCACGAGGACGCTTTCCTCGACCGCTTCGGCTGATTCCCGCGCCCCGGTGCCCTGCCCCTTCTGCGGCAGAGCGCTGCCCGTGTGGGCGGCTCCCGAAGCCTGCGCCCACGGTTTGTGGGTAAAATGCAAAAACCCCGCATGCAAGCGGGAGGTAGAAATCAAGTTATAGCAGCCTGTGCCCCTGTGCCCGCGCTCCGATTGAGAGGTGGACACAGTGGCATTTGATTTTAGCGTTACCGGCAACACCAAGTTGGACACCAGCGGCTTCACGCAGGGTGTCAGCAGCATGACCGTCGCCGCCGGAACGCTGATCGCAGACCTGGTAAAGACGGCCAGCAGCCAGCTGACGAATCTTGCCCAGAGCGCGATCCGGAACGGCTCCATCTACGAGACATCGCTTGCCAAAGTCGGGACCATCGCCGATCTTGGCAAGCTTTCGATCCAGAAGCTGGGCAGTCAGATCACGGACATGTCCAACACCATGGGCATTGCGGCCACGGATATTGCCGAGGCTACCTACCAGGCCATCAGCGCCGGGCAGGACACGGCCAACGCTGTGGAATTTGCAGGCCAGGCAGCGAAACTGGCAACCGCCGGTTTTACCTCCACGACCTCCGCCGTGGATATCCTGACCACTGCCCTGAACGCCTACGGCTTGAGCGCCGACCAGGCGACCCACGTTTCGGATGTACTGCTGACCACCCAGAACCTGGGCAAAACCAGCGTGGACGAGCTTTCTTCCAGCATGGGCCGTGTCATCCCGCTGGCTGCTGCTTACAACGTCAGCGTAGAAAACCTGTCCAGTGGTCTGGCCGTGATGACCGCCAACGGTATCGCCACTGCCGAGGCGACCACTTACACAAAATCCATGCTGAACGAGCTGGGAGACACCGGCTCGACCGTAGGCAAGATTTTACAGCAGCAGACCGGCAAGAGCTTTGCCCAGCTGAGTGCTGACGGCAAGAGCCTGGGCGATGTGCTGCAAGTTCTGTATGACAGCGTGGGCGATGATGGCACCGCCTTTGCCGGTCTGTGGTCCAGCGTAGAAGCTGGCACGGGAGCCCTTTCCCTGGTGTCCGGCGGCGCGGACAAATTCAACGGCGTGCTGGCCCAGATGGTGGACAGTGCCGGAGCGACCGACACCGCCTACCAGACCATGACGGACACCTTCCAGCACAGCATGGAAAGCCTCCAGACCACGGCAGAGAACCTGAGCATCGACCTGTTCGAGGCCATGGAGCCGGGCCTGAAGGAAGCCGCCAACTGGGGCACCGACTGCCTGAATACCCTGACGAGCGCTCTGAATGAGGGCGGCCCGGCGGCCATGCTAGACGCAGCCAGCGGCATTCTGGAAAATCTGACCGCAGGTGTTGTTCAGAAGATTCCCGGGCTGGCATCGGCAGCAACGCAGGTCATCACCAAGCTGGTGCAGTATCTGGCTGACCATCAGGACGAGATCTTCGATGCAGGCATCCAGCTGCTGGAACAGCTCATCATCGGCATCACCGACAACCTGCCCCAGCTGATCACAGCGGCAGCAGAGCTGATTGCCAAGTTTTCTGCCGCGCTGCTCTCCCACCTGCCAGACCTGCTGAACTGCGGCGCGGCTCTTCTGACCACACTGGTGGACGGCATTCTCCGCAGCATTGAGAACCTGGGCGAAGCCGCCCTTGCCTGCATCGCAAAACTGACCGGCGTGTGGGACGGCAGTATGGATGAGTGGGGCCACATCGGCGAGAACATCGTCACCGGCCTGCTGAACGGCATCACTGGGATGTGGGACACGCTGGTGTCCACAGTCAAGGGCAAAGTCAGCGGCATGGTGAGCACCGTCAAGAATGTGCTGGGCATCCACTCGCCCTCGAAGGTGTTCACCGAGATCGGCGAGAACGTCACGCAGGGCCTTGTCAATGGCATCAACACCGGGGCTCCGGCAGCACAGGAAGCCATCCAGAACATTGCACAAACCCTCAACAACTACGGCCCGGATTTTGCCACCGTAGGGGCCACTATCACGGAGCAGCTCCGCACCAAGCTCACCGAGGGCTGGGCGCAAATCCAGTCCGACATCCAGACGGACGCGCTGGGGGCCATCGAGACGCTGGCAACGGCCCTCAAGGATGGTGACCTCGAGAGCCTGGGTCTGTGGGCGGCCAGCTACTTCTGGCAGGCTTGCACCAAGGAGCAGCAGACCCAGATTCAGGCCGTAGCCATGGGGGCCCTGAACCAGCTGGGCAGCGCCCTTTCCGGCGTGTTCGGGAACCTCTCTCAGCTGGCCATGGGTCTAGTGGCGCAGTTCGTGCCCGCCGCAGCCAGCGCAACCACGAGCCAGATCGCCCTAAACACCGCC